CCAACCACAGAGGGCTGGACCTTTCCATCGGACCAATTGTTTCCGCAATAATTACCGTGATATCGCATTATAGTGGGCTTGAATGTATATCAGCTAGGTGCGCAGTTGTATCATCTCGATATTCGAGGATTAAACCATCATAATACCGCTCAAGGGCGATCTGTTCATCCGGTGTAACGTTCCAGGCCTGCATGAAACTAACGCGCGAGGCGTCAGTGATGGGTTTAGCGACAGACTCTAGCTTTCGCCTGAGCATTGCCATTCCCGACTGCATTTGAACTGAATTGTTTACGTTGGACGGTAGACCATTCCGCATGTAGCATTGATACAAAGACTGCATAACTGGTATGCCGGCACATAGAGCTAGCCCACATTCCCCTATGGCAAATAGCCATTTCTGCATAGAGGTGGGCCCAGAGATGGGGTTGAGGCAGATTGAATCCTTTTCTCTGGCGGTATTGAAGTTTCGCACCATGGTGTATCCAGTAGCAGTAGCTATAGGACGCATCTGGCAAAACTCAACCTGTTCGAGTATGTACACTGGTGGTTCCACGGTCATTCTAAAGCCCATGTCCAAGAACCAGGTCGGTATTTGGCTTGAAAATAGCTTTTGATGCTTGCGTTCCATAAACGCCACACAATCATCACCGTTGTTGACTAGCTTGATCGGCACTCCAACATAGTTGGAGTACGCATAAACCAGTCCACACATGATTATGCAGTTACCAAGCGCAGTATTCATGTCACCGCTAAAGCGACGACCACGCACCGAGTAACGCAAGCTACCATCATCACACCTTCCGACGCCCACATTGTTAATTTGATATTGCAACAAACGAACCAATTCCTTGTTGCCCTTATAGAGTGCTGTGTAAATGGAATGCTCCCAGCCTAACATTTCAGCGCTCACGTGCATGTCAAATTTCATCGCATCTAACCCTATAGCAACAGGGTCTAGAAAACTGCTCCACTTGTCTGCAAGGATGTTACCAATCTCAACAACATCATATCCCTTAATGACCACGTGCCTGTCATTAAAGGTCCTTCCAATAGCCTTATATATCCGATGTTCGATGTGCTTTAGAAACGTGCCAAGGCCAATATTATATATTGGATGTCTAGGCTGTATACATCGGGGACTTTTGGTAGGATTTACCTTTTCGCACTTGACAAAGGCTGCACTAATAGAATGTTTACGCTGAACACC